AATAGGGTCAACAATACTAGTTGTTGTACTGTTTACAGTTGTAGTTGTGCCTTGTACAGTTAAGTCTCCAGATATAGTAGCATTGCCGCCTATACTTACATCGCCACTATATGTAGCGTCTACAGCATCAGTTATCGTTCCATTAGTAATAGATAGTGTGCCGTCTGTTACAGTACCGCCTGTTATAGTTCCTGTTACAACGGCTGTTGCGCCAGTTATGTTACCATTACTAATTGTCAGTACACCGTCTGTGAATGCATTTGCAGTAATAGTATTGCTTGCTGTAATACCGACTGCTCCAGAGATACTTCCAGAACTAATAGTAAGAGTTCCGTCTGTAATTGTACCACCGTTTACATTTCCAGTTAAGTCTCCTGTAACATCACCAGTTACGTTACCTGTTAAATTTCCATTAACATTTCCAGTTACGTTACCTGTAACATCACCTGTTAAATTTCCTGCAAATGTACTAGATAATGTAGTTCCATCAAATGTTAAATTAACACTATCTTGTAATTCGCCACTTGTGCCAGCATAAACAACACGAGTATCTGTTAAGTCTGTTATGCTTGCACTTGCTAGTGTAGCAGATACAGTAACATCTAGTGTATTACTAATTTCAACATCTGCTACTGTAATTTTGCTAGTATCAAATGCAGTACTGTCAAGTGTTGCACTTAATGCATTAGCAGTATAAAAATAAATTGTATCTTCGTCTGATCCTGTAGCAGTTTCATATTTAATGTAAGTATCTTTATCTAAGTCGCTACCATTTAGATCAGACCAATTACTACCGTTTGAAACTTCTACACCTTGTGTAGTTGTATTAAATCTTAATTGTCCTGGAATGCTTTGTTGCGGACGTTGACTGCTATTACCGACAGGAATGGCTAATGCACCTGTACCGGCTATTGTTAAAATATTAGCAGTATTACTTACGCTTATACTATCTCGTGAATGATCGATATTAATAGACATTTAATATACTCATACTTTTTTTCGTCTACGGATTTGATTACGTGGATATAATGCGCCTGTTCTAGGTCTACCTTTAAAAACAGGAGGGTAAGAAGGTTTATTATTTTTTCTTGTATTTTTTAAAAACAAAATTCTGTTATTTGCTTCTTCAAGAGATCTAACATGATCCCATGTCCCTGGCGGAAGATCATACATTTGGTTTTTAATAGCAAATGTATTTAATATTTCTCTAGCTTGTTTTTGATTCATATCTGGATATTTCTCTAATAAGCAAGCCAGCAGTCCGCACACTTGAGGAGAAGCCATACTAGTTCCTCTAATTTTTGCATATTTGTATCCGTTTTTTGCAACAGGATAATTATTACCTGTTTTACCTGAATTAGGCCATGCACTTTGTATTGCTTCGCCGGCTGAAAAAACATCTACTATATTTCCAGTATTACTAAAATCTGTTCTAACTTCTTTTCCACTAAATTTAATATGATCTAGTGCACCTACTGTAATTATTGCATTATCGTCTATTCCACCTGCAGCACCAGGCGAGCCTCCTCGATTATAATACACTTTGCTTCCAGTAGTAAGTGTTAGGTGATTATTATAATTTATATGTGTAGGATCATACTGTGCATTATTATCATTTCCTGCTGCACATACTAAAATAATTCCGTCATCTATTGCACTCATTATATCTGTTGTTAATGAAGATGAATAAGCGCCAAAAAATTTACCTGTAAATCCATATTGTTTAATTTCGTCGCTAGTAAATCCTCCGCCGTATTCGACTATAACATTTTCTCCTATAGATATATCTATTCTATCAACTTCATTTTCGTAAAAAGTGGCTTTCCATAATAAATCCGGACTTGCTCCAAAACTTCTTCCAAACCTCATATTTAAATAAGATTCCCACATTAAATTTGCAATACTAAATTTTCTGTTAGGAGCAGTTCCTTCTATCTTGGAATACAGATACTCTCTATACCTAGAAGATGATAATACTGCAAATCCCTCTGTTCCTTGAACATCTTGTGCACCAACAAACAATTTTGGCAATAAAGGAGTATAATCATTGATTATTTTAGTATGAGCACTCTTTTCACCGAATGTTAAATAACTGCCATAATGTGCCCAAATAGTATCATATGTTTCGCCTAAATAACTAATATTCCATGGTAAAACAAATTTATCATAATCAGTAATATGTTCTCCTGCTTCGTTATCATAAAATGGATGATGTGTCCATCCATCATTTTCAAAATCTTCGTAATCTGTTCCGGGCAATGGATCATATGTTATTTCTGTTGCAGTTCCTGAATAAATTGTAGGACTAGGAGAAATAAGTTCCTCTTCAGGAAATTCAACCCAATCCTCACCTAATGTGTTTATATCTGTCTTACTTAAAGTTTGTGTGTTATATTCATGAGTTGATATATTCCAGCCTACATCATATTCTATTGTATCGCCTGGTGCTGGATGCTCTTCGATTATAAATCTAAACGGAACAGGATACGGAAATCCTCCCATTCTAGTTAACCCACGCATGTTGATACTAATTTCAGGCCCGTAAAAATTCACATCTAAACTAGGAATATTATTAATAATTTTTCTAACACGTATATAACTTTGAGAACTTTCGCAAGTTGCTTCAATTAATGTATCATTCCTAACATCAGTTGGTCCTTGTACATAAATTTCATTGTTACTATTAGAAGGATTATCGGATGTAAAACTTAAAACTTGGTTAGGTATTTTTTCCCAGGAGTCCGGCCAAAGTACCATTCTATCAATTACTGCAGGTTCGGAACTACTAGATGATGTTTTAAATTTTACAGTTTTATTACGAGGATCTAAATCAGATGGCCATGACGAAACTAATGAATCTTTTGAATAAGCACCAAACCTACCTAAAAAATGCTCAGAAATCGATCCAGCGGCTGGCCCATAATCTTGTCCTTGATAAGTTATTTTATCTACTGATAAAGGATTAATACCAAACAAGTATCCTTGAGACGATCCCCAACTGTTATTAACAATAGTTGGATTTTTTTTACCAGTAACTGGGTTAATTGGTTTATTACGATGAAAAGCTCTAATATAATCAAAAACTAACGAACTGCTAACATTATAATTTGTACTATTTCCAGAAAATGTTAAGCCAATGAAATATATATTAGCATCTTTTGCCCATCCATTGGATCTACCTGCTGCGGTACCGGCTACATGAATATTATGATAACCCTGGTTTGTATCTTGCGTGTAATCCCAAGTTCTACCAATATTAAAAAAATCTCCTACTTCAGCAGCATGTTGATACCAATTATATTCAACTACTCTACTATTTCCGTTATCGTCTAAAAATTCAGGGTGATCTGGTTGCCAACCGTCGTCGTCGGCAATTACAACGTCTACATGTTTTCCAGTAAAAGGAAGATTTGAAAAACTTGAATCACTGTGTACATCTAATCCCCAATTTAAATGATCTGGGTTTTGAGTATTACTTCTCGAATAAGAAAAAAGTTTAGGATAACTGTCAGGATCAATCCATTCTACTGATTGTACTCTTTCATCTGCTTCTACTTGTTTTGCTTCCGACGGAGTTAATTTATAGTGTGTTACTTTACTAGTTAATTTTTTTAAATCAACCTCGATATTTCTATTAGGAATTGTGACAGACCCACCGGGTGTTTCCATATCATTGTAAAAATCATCAAGATCTTCAAATCTATGTAATGTAACAGCATATGTGTGATAATTCATTTTATGTTTCCAAAGGTAATATAGTCATTGTAGTGCTAATAGTAGATGTACTTCCTGATTTGTTAGTTACATTTAAATAAATTGTATCAGTAACTACAGTATCATTATTAAAACTAATAGTAGATGGTGTAAATGCAACAGTAGTTGCTCCTGTTGTAATGATTTCTGCTAACACACCTGCATCTGGATCCGGATCAACTCCTTCTAACCGTGTTGAGTCTGCTGTTCTTGCAGTACTACTTGAATAAACTCTAACCCATGCTGCCGCATCTACTGTAATATCAAATATCGAATATGCTTTTGCAGCACCTGTAATATCTATATCTTCATCTGCTTCATCAGCAATACTTGATGTTGTTCCTGATACTGTTGTTCTACTTAAGGTAGTTGTGCCACTGCCGCCGGACTCGGCTGCAGGCTCCCATGTAGTTGTTGTAGAATTATATTTTAAAACATTACCATTCAAAACACCTGTTGTATCAACATCAGTTAATCCAGCCAATGACGTAGACCCTGATCCGCCACCTTGTGCTATCCAATTAAAATCACTGCCGTTCCAACTTAATACTTGTCCAGGAGTTGCAGTACTTATATTTAAATGCAAATCAACATCAGCATCTAAATATGTAGAATTTGTTGTTACCCATTCCTGTGTAGCAAGTGTTCCGTTGCTATCAGGCAGTATAACATCTCTGTCTGCTGTAACTGCAGTTGCTTGTAATTTAATTTCAAAATCATCAGGAGCAGTACCTTCAAAAATTAATTTAGTTCCCTGACTAATCCATATATGATCAGCAGGATACAGTGCAATATCTGTATCACTTTTTAATTCTAAGTCAGTACCATTGCCGCCTTTTATGCCATTTGGGAATCTTGTTTCACTCATAATGTTATCTCCGTATTATGTATATTTATTCTAAATAGCCGTAAAAAAACAGGCTCCGAAAAGCCTGTTTTATTTTTAAAATAGTAATTAACTATTATGCAAATGCAAGTTGGTTAGTTGTAACTGCAATTTTGCTTAGGTAGTCAGCTGCATTACCAAGTGAACTTGCTTGGTTTGATAGCTCAACGTAGCCATAACGTGTCATGAATGATACTGTTGGCTCGAATGTTGCTGGATCTAGCACTGTGCCTGATGACATTAGTGGGATATATGGGCAATAGAACGCTGCTGCGTCTGTTTCTGTTGAACCTTTGTATCCTACTAGGATTGTGTCGTCTGCTGCGTACTGGTTTACATATACACGCATTGTGCCGTTTAATGTACCAACGAATTTTGTGTTTGTTGGTGCTTCAAATGGACCTTCTGTTGTACGTGCAAACGCTGATGTTGTCGCTGATTGTAGTACTGTTAGCATTGTTGGTGAAACAATTGCCCAGTTACCTGCGCCACGACGTGTACGTGCTGCAATTAGGTTTGCGTTTTTGTTGATTAGAACTGCAAGTGCTGCATGTTCGTCACCTACGTATGTCGCTGTACCTGATACTGCTGATTGATCATATGTGTCAGCTGCAGTACCTGCTAGTGAACTTAGAGAAGCAATGATCTCTTGGTCGATTTCAGCAGTAATTTCTTGTGCAAGTGCTTGCATGATTTCTGCTTCAACGTCTAGACCGTGCATTGACTGTGCGTCTTGCGCTGCTTCAAATGTCCAACGTGCTGATAGCTTACGTGTTTTAGCTTCAACAGTTTGCTTGAGTACTTGAATACTCATTTTGCGTCCTGCTTCACCTTCTAGTGATGCAGTTGCATCTGCTGTTGCTGATGATGCGTTACCTGAGTAACCTGTTGCGATTGCGAATGGGCTTAGTGCTTCATCGCCTGCTGTCGCTGTGCCTGCTGTTTCTGCATAACGTACACGTAGTGTGTGAATCTGACCTACTGGTCCTGTCATTGGCTGAACACCAACGATTTCGTTTGCAATAACTGTTGGCATAACACGACGAATCACTGGAAGAATAACTTTGTTAAGTGTTGCAATGTTACCTGATTGAGTTGCACCAGCTGTAGCAGATTCTGCTAAGTAACGCTTAGTGTTCTCAAGTGTTGATTCCATCACTTGCTTTTTTGTTCCAGTTAGACCGTCGGTTAGTGCTTCTTTGGTTGCATTCCAATTTTCAAATAATGCGTCCATAATCGGTCTCCTTAACTTATACCGGCTAATTTGCGAAGGTTAACAATGTTGTCGTCAACATTTGCTTCTGCTGTTTTTCCCCCAGTGACTTCTTTAGTAGATTCACTAAGTACCTTCTTTGTTTTTTGTGGTTTAGCATCTTCCTTTAATACTGATGGTAGATACTTATTGAATGCATTCTGCAAGTCTGCTGTTTTAGTAGACTCTAGTAACGCACCCATTATTTCTTTTTGCTGCTTTGAAAGTGGTGCCATCATTTCGTTGAGGGCAGTTTTACGTTCTGCTTTATCTGCTTCAATACGTGCTTTACGTGCTGATTCAGTAAGTTGAACTTCTTTCTCTGCAACGGCTTTGTTTGCTTCATCAAGTTGTGCTTTTAGTTCGTCCATTGCTTTGTTTATTTTAGCAACTTCAGTACCTTCATTAAGGTAGCTGCTCATAAACTCTGCTGCAAATGTTTCAAAAATCTTACGTCCAAATGTGTTTTCTTTAGCAACTTGGATGTCTTCTTTTAGTGTTGTAAGTTCTTTCTTAATAGTATTTTCAAGAATTCCTTCAACTTTAGTTGCAGCACTTTCAATAAACTTACGCTTTGTACTCTCGATAGCATCTTTGCCTTCTTTAATCAATTTGACTTTTGCTTCAACTAGTGAGCGTTTGTCTTCATGAAACTCGTTGAGCTCTTTTGTAAGTTGTTCAAGTACAAAGCCCTCTAATTGAGCCATGTTCTTGTCTT